GCTTCTACTGGAGCCGCTAAGTCTTCTTCTATGTTCGCTTTGGTTGTTCCTAGCTAATTGCAGTTGCGCCCCCTGCCCTAGTGGTGGGGGGACTTTTTTAACTTAATTAGGAGAAATCAAAATGGCAGCAGCAACAGCAGTAGTTTCCCGCCGTGGAAACGATCAATTTCGTGGCTTGTTCACAGACACTTGGGATGTTTCCTGTACTTTAGATAGCGGCTCAGTTGCTACTACAGCTACAGCTACAGACACAGTGACTGTCGCAGGAGTTGCTTTGGGTGACATGGTTATTGGTATGGCAATTGGTGTTAGTGAAGCTGGTTTGGTTCGCCGAGCCTATGTTTCAGCCGCAAACACTGTGACTATCGTGACCTATAACCCAACAGCAGGTTCTGTTGATTTGGCTTCAACTACATTGCAACTTATCATTGGTCGTCCTGTAGTTTAATGATGGGGGGGCTAGTCCCCCCTTTCTCTTTGAGGGGTTTTATGGCTACTTTTCGTTGTCTCCAGTCAGGTAATACCGTGACTTTCACCTTGCAACATGACATTGACTCCATGAAGGGTCATCAAGGTTATGTGAGGGTAGATGAGCCAGAAGTAACCATAGAATCTCATGATTCTGTGCGTACAGATACCGCCTTTCGTGCGCCTGTCATTCCCACAATTAAACGTATGGGTAGACCCCGAAAGGTTGTAAATGTCTGATATTGATGCCAGAGATTTTGGCAAATTAGAAGCTCAAGTCGAGGCTCTCCAAAAGGAGATGCACTTATTGAGTGTTGATGTCAAATCCCTGTTGGAACTTGCCAACAAGGGTAAAGGTGGTTTTTGGATGGGTATGACTATCGCTTCTTTCATGGGCGGTATCGTTACCTTTATTGTTGATCGTATCTGGAAATAAGGAGAACGCTATGCCTATGGTCGGAAAAAAGAAGTTTCCCTACTCTGAAAAAGGCGAGAAAGAAGCCAAAGAGTATGGCAAGAAAAAGGGTGTTCCTGTGACTATCATGGTTGCTATTGGCAAGCCAAAAATGGGTATGCCCATGCGTGGTGGTCGTACAGCTACCAACATGATGAAGAAATCTTCAAGAGGTAAATAATGGCATCTTTAACTACTCCTGTCACCTTGTTGAGTGCTGTTGTCGCAACAGGTGCTTCTAAAGCAGTTCAGGCTGACGCTGGTCAACCAGCATTCTTGCAAGTTAGTGGAATTACTTCTGCCACTGTTGCTTTGCAAGGTAGCCTTGACGGTACAAATTGGTCAACCATTGGAACTGCTTTAACTGCTGATGGACTCGTTACAGTTGCCAATGCTCCCAAGTATTTGCGAGCCAATTGCACAGTTTATGTAACTGGCACAATTACCGCCAAAATCATGTACTAAGGAGAAACCCTATGAAGATGACTAAATCTCAGAAGAAGGTCAAGAAGGTCATGGGGGAGTACAAGGAAGGTACTTTGCACTCTGGTAAGAATGGCAAGGTTGTCAAGTCCAAAGACCAAGCAATTGCAATTGCGTTATCAGTTGCAGGAAAGGCTAAAAAGAAATGAAACAAGGACTCTACGCCAACATTAACGCTAAACAAGCCCGAATTAAGGCTGGTTCTGGTGAAAAGATGAACAAGGTAGGTTCTAAAGCCGCACCTACAGCCGCTGACTTCAAACAGGCGGCTAAGACTGCAAAGAAGCCTAAAAAGGCTAAGTAAGTTTGTGTAAGTTTAACTGGAGATAGACATGGCGCTTTTCAAAAAATTGGGCAAGGCTGTTAAAAAAGCAGTAGGTGGTGGCGCAGTTGCCGCTGCCTCTAAAAATATGGCTCCTGCTTTGGGGGGTGCTGTTACTGCTGCTCCAAAGAAAGCTGTTCCTATGATGGCTGGTGCTGTTGCCGCCGCTACTAAGAAAATGACTCCTGCCCTTGGTGGCGCTGCTACTGCCGCCGCTAAACCCGCTGTTGGCGCTGCACTTCAAAAGAAGTCAATTGGTAAAGTCATTGGCAGAGGTTTGATGGGTCGCCGTTAATTATGAAATCTCCCACTTGGCAAACAAAAGCTGGTCAAAATCCTCGTGGCGGCTTGAATGCCAAGGGGAGAGCCTCTTATAATGCGGAAACTGGTGGCAACCTGAAAGCACCAGTGAAATCAGGGGATAATCCCCGCAGAGCAAGTTTCTTGGCTCGTATGAGTGGCAATGATGGCCCTGAATACGACAAGAAAGGTGAACCAACAAGACTGCTTCTTTCGCTAAAGGCTTGGGGTGCTAACTCCAAAGCTGACGCAAAGGCAAAAGCTCAAGCTATATCCGCAAGGAACAAAGCAAAGGCTAAAAGCAGATGACATACCTAGAACTTGTAAACGATGTCTTAATTCGGTTGCGTGAACCAACTGTAGCAACCGTTACTGCAACAAGCTATTCCACTTTGATTGGCAAGTTTGTCAATGATGCAAAGCGTCAGATTGAAGATGCTTTCTCGTGGAATGTCTTGGGTACAACAATTACCATCACCACATCGGCTGGTACTTACTCCTATGCCTTGACTGGTTCTGGTCAGAAGTTTCAAGTTATTGATGTTCTGAACACAACTAGCAATATTGGCATGAAGAACATTGACTTTGCGTCAATGAACCGCAAACAGAATTTCTCTACTCCTGTCAGTGGCATTCCTTCAGAATATGCCTTTGATGGCGTTAATGGAAGCTACGACACTAAGGTAAATATTTACCCTCGTCCTGATGGCGTGTATACCATCCCATTTAGCTTGTCAGTGCCACAGGCCACATTGACGTTAGACCAGACTGTAGTGCTTGTTCCTGATGTTTTGGTTGTCCAGAATGCTTATGCTCGTGCTTTGGTTGAACGTGGTGAAGATGGTGGTTTGGATTCCTCTGAGGCCATGTTGTTTTACAAGGCAATGTTGGCTGACTATATTGCTCTGGAAGGCACTCGTTACCCCGAAAATCAGGAGTTTGTGGCTATATGAGTAAGCCATTGATGATCTATGGCATCTCAGCCCCCGGCTTTTTCGGGCTGAATACACAAGACTCGCCGCTTACTTTAGTGTCTGGTTTTGCGTCTATTGCCACTAATTGCGTGATTGACCAGTTTGGGCGTATTGGTTCACGCAAGGGTTGGTCAAGGGTTAACTCGTCTTCAGGCAATCTTGGTGCAAACAACATTGGTGTTATCCATGAATTAGTCCAAGTTGATGGTACTTTGACCACCCTCTTTGCTGGCAACAATAAGCTATTCAAGTTGGATGGAACCAATGCTGTTGTCGAGTTGACCTATGGGGGAGGGGGTACTGCTCCTACCATCACAGCTAGTAACTGGCAGTGTGCATCCTTGAATGGCATCACTTACTTCTTCCAGCTTGGTCATACGCCTTTGATCTATGACCCTGCTGTTAGCACCACAACATATCGCAGAGTTTCAGAGAAGACTGGCTATGCTGGTACTGTGCCACTTGGAAACATTGCTGTTTCTGCGTTTGGTCGATTGTGGGTTGCTGAGACATCTAGCGACAATGTAACTATCACATTCTCTGACTTGTTGGCTGGTCATGTATGGACTGGTGGCACTTCAGGCACTTTAGATGTGTCTAGAGTGTGGCCTAACGGTGCAGATCAGATTATGGGTTTAGCTGCTCATAACAATTACTTCTTTGTCTTTGGCAAGCGTCAAATCTTGGTTTATCAAGGTGCAACAACACCATCTACCATGTCATTGGCTGACACCATTGCAGAGATTGGTTGCTTGTCTAGAGACTCAATTGCTACCACTGGCACTGACATCATCTTCTTGTCAAACAGTGGTGTGCGTAGTTTGTTGCGTACTATTCAAGAGAAGTCTGCACCTTTGCGAGACTTGTCTAAGAATGTGCGTAATGACTTGATGACCAATGTTAGTTCTGAAGTCTTGGCAAACATCAAGGCTGTTTACTCAGAATCTAACGGTTTCTACTTGTTGAACTTGCCTGTTACTAAGGTAACTTATGTATTTGACACAAAGGCACAGTTGGAAGATGGTTCTGCAAGAGTAACGACTTGGGACTCTATTGAGCCTACTTCTCTGTACTCTAGACGCAATGGTGACTTGCTGATTGGCAAGAATGGTTATGTTGGCAAGTATGGTACTTATCTAGACCATGCTACGACATACCGTATGCAGTACTTCACTAACTACGCAAACCTTAATGAGACAGAGGTTACATCTGTTGTCAAACGCATTTCAGTAGTTGTCATTGGTGGCTCTAATCAAGGCTTCATTATCAAGTGGGGCTACGACTTCTCTGGTCAGTACTATTCGGCAACATTGGACATTCCTGTGACTACTGTTGCTGAGTATGGAAGGGCTGAGTATGGCGACAATGGTGTTCCTGTTGCTTATTATTCTTCTGGCATTCAATTGAGTACGTTGGTTGCTCAAGCATCAGGATTTGGTAATGTTGTGCAGACTGGATATGAAGTGCAGATAAATGGTTCGCCAATCAGCATTCAAAAGATTGAAATTCAAGCCAAAGATGGCAAAACGGTTTAAGGAGATACAGTGAGTAATCTACAAGTCGTTGAAAAAACAAAGCCATGCAATATTTGCAAGGTTACGAAATCTCTTTTCGACTTTACAAAGAATAGCTCTTCTTCTGATGGCTTGCAATACAGATGCAGACCTTGTGACCTTGAGTATCAAAAAAATAGACGCATAAATAACAAAGATGAGTTATTGTTGTATTCAAGAAACTATCAGGCGAACCGAAGAAAAGATTTTGAATATAGATTGCAGATGTTATTGAATGCTTCGAAGCAGCGATCAAAGAAGAAATCACGAGAGAACAAGTTAACAATTCAAGACATCAAAGACATTTTCCCCAAAGATGGGTTGTGTCCAATTTTTGGAACACCGTTAGTTTTTGGTGACGCAGGATTCAGAGAGAGTAGTCCTAGCATTGATAGGATTGATTCAACAAAAGGCTACACAAAAGATAATATTCAAATTATTTCTTGGAAAGCAAATAGAATGAAAACAAATTCTTCCATTGAAGAGCTTGAGCTTATTTTGGCGTATATGAAGCAAGGAATGTGACATGAATTACACAAAAACCACGAATTTCGCCGCTAAAGATGCCTTGGCTTCTGGCAATGCGGGTAAGGTTGTCAAGGGTTCTGAGATTGACACTGAATTTACAAACATTCAGACTGCCATTGCAACCAAGGCTGATGGTACTTTTACGAACTTCTCGTTTGTAGAGACATCTAACGTCTTGTACATCTACAACTCATCTACTGCTGTTGCAAAGATTGATGCTAGTGGTAATTTGACTGTGTTGGGCAACGTGATTGCCAACGGCACTATTTAAGGAGAAGAACAATGGCAACAGCACAACAAGTCGCAGAAACAAAACAAATGGTTCGTGAGGCCATGCAAGAGGAGGGTGTTAGCCCTGAAACCTTGATTAGCATTGGCAAGTTGGCTGAACGTGTTTTGCAAGACAAGTCTTTGTATCCACAACTATTGCAAGCCATTATTGATAGTGACTTGGCTGAAGCTGAAGATTTGGAAACAGAGATTGACTATGAACTTATTGGTGTTTTTGCCACTCTTGGCGAGATGGCAAGGCAAATGATTGCCTCTGGCGAATTGGGAGCTTGAAATGGCAAATTGGAAAAAATTTAAAAAGTTTGTTAAGAAGGTTGCAAAGCCTGTTGCATTAGTTGCATCTATTGTTTACCCTCCACTAATTCCTTTAATTGGTTCTTCTCTTGGCGCTACTGGTGCGGCTGCTTCTGTTGTTGGTGCGGCGGCTCTCAGTGGTGGTGCAAGCGCACTTGCTGGAGATTCAACAAAAGACATTATAAAGAATGCGGCTCTTGCTGCAACATTTACTGCTGGCGCAAATGCGATAAGAGGTGCAACTGCGGCTAGTGGTGCGGCTGGTGCTACTACTGGCGTTGACATGGCTCCTGTTGGAGATGCTGCAAATGCCACTAGTTCATATACTGGAGCAACATCTGCACCGCCACCATCAGGTATGTTTTCAGCCCCTGTAATGGCTCCTCCTGTTGTACCAGAAACTACAGGTTTATTTGAGAGTTCATCTTATACACAACCAATAGTAACTTCACCTGAAGGCTTAATCAGCCCTGCTCCTCCATCCACAGGTTTGTTTGAAAGTTCATCCTACACGCAACCAATAGTAACTTCTCCAGATGGAATGATTAGCCCTGCGCCACCAGTTGATGTTGCCGCAAACGTACCTTCTGTAGCTACTAGCGCACCAACTACTGCGACACCTAGTGGTGGTTATACAACCCCTTCTGATGAGTTTATGGGGCCAATTGCGCCTACTGATAAAGGAGCGATTGATTCTTTGTTCACAAAGGCAGCGGCATTAACAGGACTTAGTAAAGATACACTAGCCAAACTTGGTGTTGCTGCTGTACAGACATTGATTAGTAGTGCTGGCGCAAATAAAATTGCTGATAAGGCAACTGACGCAGCAAAAATACAAGCAGATGCTCAGATTGAGGCGGCTCGTATTGCCGCTGATGCGGCTAAGTTCCGTCCTGTTGGCGTTACCACTCGATTTGGAACATCTAACTTTGGTTACGATGCAGAAGGTAATCTCACAACTGCTGGTTATACGGCTAGTGATGAAATCAAAGCCTATCAGGATAGACTGAAAAAACTTGCAGATCAAGGATTGCTTGATGCTGAAAGCGCAAGAGCCGCATATGCTCCTTTGACTGGTGCTGCAAAAAGTTTGTTTACTCTTGGTGAGAGTTACCTTGCTAAGTCTCCAGAAGCTGTTGCGGCTGACTACATCTCTAAACAACAAGCATTGATTAGTCCTAGCCGACAAACTCAATTAGCTGAGTTGCAAAACAAGTTGTTCCAACAAGGTCGTGGTGGTGCTGCTGTTTCCCAAGGTGGAAACTTGATGGCTACAAGCCCTGAGTATGCCGCTTACTACAACGCTATTGCACAACAAGATTTAGCTCTTGCGGCTCAAGCTGACCAAGAAGCAAGAAACCGCATTACTTTTGGTTCTGGCTTGTTTGATACTGGTGCTAACTTGAGTAACAGATATTACACAGGACTAACTGGCGCTTATGCTCCATTTGCTACTGCTATGGATACATCAGCAGGACTTGAGGGACTTGCAGAACGATCATTAAATCTTGGCACTTCAATTGGCGCTAAGACTACTGCTGGAACGGCAGAGGCTGGAAAGCTGTTAAGTGGCGGTATTACAAGTGCTGCGGCTACTATGGCTCCAAGCAATGCGTTTACTGGAAGTGGTGAAGCCTTATCAGCTTTCAGTAAAAGCCCTGAGTTTAAGAGTGCTCTAAACAATATATTTGGTGTAGGCTCTCCAGAAAAGACATATACAGCGGCTGAAGTTTTGAAACTGTTTGGAACATAAGGGGTAAGACATGGCAAGCGACATCTTAGGATTGTTTACAAATCCACAACAGTATTTAGCGGCACAAGAAGCCGCTATGCAACAGCGGTTTGCTCGTAGTGCTGAAATGGCTCCTTTAGACCGAGCCAGAATGCTGTATCAGCAAGCAGGGTATCAGGCTGGTCAAGGCATTGGTGGTGCTTTAGGTGGTACAGACCCTCAATTGCAGAAGATTACTCAGCGTCAGCAAATCCTTGGCATGATTGACCCTGCTAATCCAGACTCTTATGCAAGAGGCATTCAAGCCGCATTGCAAGTCGGTGACCAAGAAGCCGCTTTCCTTTTGCGTAATGAGATGATGAAGGCTAGAGAACAGGCATCAGTCGCAGAGATTCGTGGCTTTGAGCGTGAGAAGTTCTTGGTTGAACGTGGTCAAGGTATGCAACAGCGTGGAATGGAAGCCAGAGCATTAAGCATTGCTAACGGCATCAACCCTGACACTGGTGAGCCAACAAAACCATTGTTTGACGCAACAACTAAGACATTCAATGAAGATGTCGCTAATTTGCTTGTGTCTCAATATGGTCAAGCTGGTGCAAATCTTGTTAAACAACGGCTTGAGAGTGTTCAGGGCGTTGAATCTTTGCAAGTTCAACAACTTGCTAGGACTCTGTTTAAACCTGATGGGACTCGTGACAAAGATGTTGAAGCAAGACTTTCTACAACTGTTGCTGGTCGTGAGGTTCTGAAGAAACTTGCGCCAGAGACTAAGGAACTCAAGAAGGGTGAAAAACTCCTTGAACGTCAACCAAATGGAACTTGGAAACTCATTACTCCAGAGGGTCAGCCAGTTCAAAATGTTACATCTGACAATGCAATTCAAACATTGATTACTAGCAAAGCAATTCATCCAACGATATTGCCCTACGCTAACCAACTTGCCAAAAACTTTGCGAATCTTGACTTTGAAGACCAAAATGGATTGCTGGAAAAGTTGACAAAGTTGAATAGCGATGCTCAAAGATATGAGTCGGATAAGAGTGCTAGAGATCAGTCAAGATATACAAACAATACTCTCAGAGAGTTGAATGTTGAATTGGCTAGGCTCAAAATCAAACAAGCGCAAGATGAGGCCGAAAAAGCCAAGGATGGCAAGCCAATTAGCTTTGGCGATTCAACAAAACTTGCAGACAGAGCAACAGGAGTTGACAAACTTGTTGATCTTTACGACACATTTAAACCAGAATACGCTGGTTATGGAACTAATGCGGCTGGCGAAGTTGCAGTTTTTGCGGCTGGCAAGCAAAGCGATGAGAAAAGTGTTGCGCTATATCAATGGTGGCAAAATTATCAAAACAATGTCAACAAGGTTAGAAACGATTTGTTTGGTTCAGCTTTGACTGCGCCAGAGAAGGCTGAGTTTGAGAAAGCAATGGTTACCAAAGGGATGAACTCTGCTCAAGCTCAACGGAACTTGCAGAGACAAGCAGAGGAGGCCGCTAAAGCCTATGAAAAACTTGAGAAAACTTTGCGTACTGGCGGTTTTAGCAAGGCGCAACTAGATGCTCTAAAGCCTACAGGGATAAAGCCACCTTTGTCTAACTTTGTGGTTGAAGGTCAAAACACCAATCCATCTAACATAACTGGCGGAGTAAGATAAAAATGGCAACCATCAATCGTCAAGCCGCTAAAGCGGCAGGGTATACAGATGCTCAAATTGATGCTTACGAGCGTGAGCAAGGTTTAACTCCATCAAGACAGCCAAGCCAAGTGCAGACAGCACAGAATCAAAAGCCTTTGACAACAACTGAAGTGTTGACTGGTGCTGTTGTTAACTTTCCAAGTTCTTTGTACAACATGGCGACTGATGTATTTAAGACTGTTACAGACCCTTTGCAAACAGCTAGAGACTTGGGAACTTTGTTTGTTGGGGCAACATCTAAAGTTCTTGGCGAGCCTTTCTTTGAGTCTGACTTGGCAAAGCAAATGAGGCTTAAAGGAGAGAAGTCTGCTGAGCAAGTTGGTGCTTTTATGGCTAACAGATATGGAAGTGTTGAGGGTGCAAAAACAGCACTAGCAACTGACCCTGCTGGTGTGTTGTCTGACGCATCATTGGTTTTTACTGGTGGCGCTAGTATTCTTCCAAAAGCAAGTACAGCATCTAAGGTCTTAACTACAGCCGCTAAAGTCACAGACCCATTGAGAATAGCCGCCGCACCACTAATTTTTACTTCAAAACAAGTAGCCCCAACTTTAGGAATGACTACTGGTGCTGGCTCTATGGCTGTTGAAGAAGCATTCAAGGCTGGCAAAGAAGGAGGCGCTAGAGGTCAGGCATTCACTGGAAACTTGCGTGGTACTGTTGATCAGCTTCAAGTTCTTGAGGATACTAAGTCAAATCTCAAGGCAATGATTCAGGAGCAACAGGCTAATTATCGTTCTGGAATGGTAGACATTAAAAACGATAAGTCTGTTTTGGATTTTGGCGACATAGATACTTCATTAGGTAATGCGGCAGATAGGGTTTTCTATAAAGGCAAGGTTCGTAGTGAAGATGCCGCAGGGTATATCGCAAAAGCACAAAAAATCATTGATGATTGGAAAAATAGTGACCCAGCAGAATTCCATACTCCTGAAGGTTTAGATATTCTCAAGCAAAAAATCTATGATGATGTACTTTCAGACATACCAATAACAAAGAAATCATCAAGGGATATTGTTGGAGATATTTACAACTCAATCAAGTCCACTATTCAAAAGCAAGCCCCTACTTATGCAGAAACAATGAAGGCTTATGCTGATACATCAGAGCAAGTTCGTGAGATTGAAAGATCATTGTCTCAAGGCAAGAGGGCAAGTGCTGATGCTGGATTGCGTAAATTGCAGACTGTACTGCGTGATAACGCAAGCACAAACTATGGTCAACGAGTTAATTTAGTCAATCAACTTGAGGCTACATCACCTCAATACGGTGGCGGTATACCAATCACGCCAGCATTGGCTGGTCAGGCTTTAAGCAAGGTGACTCCTAGAGGTATTCAAGCCGCTGGAACTATCGGCACTGCTGGTTTGCTTAGCCAAGTCTCCAACCCATTAACAGCCGCTTATCTGGCTGGTTCTTCTCCTAGATTAGTTGGTGAGGCTTCTTACTTGGCTGGTCAAGGCGCTAGACAGGCTGGGAAAGTTGGCGGCTTGTTCCCTGATATTGATTACCCAATCATGTTCAATTTGCTCTCAAAAGCGCAAGTCCAAGAGTAGGAGACTGAAATTGACCCAATCACTATTTGCCTCATGGCGAGTTCGCTGGTTAAGCAGATTTCTGCTGGAGTCGAGCTTTGGAAGCAAAGTAAAGAGCAGTTTATCCAGATTAAGCGAACTGGTGAAGAAATCATTGCCATTGGCAAGGAGGCACATGGCTTCTGGACTCAGCTTCTCAAGTTCTTTGGTTCTAAGCCAAAGCCTCAAGTTGCAAAGCCTGTCGCTAAGTCTAAGAAGTCGGATTATGTCGATGTTGACGAAACTCAAGTCAAAATAGACATAGTTAAGAACCTCACAGAGTTTTTCAAACTTCAGGAGCAGTTAGCGGCGCATATCAGAGAAGAAGAACAAAAGAGTCTGACAGTCTACGACCCGAATCAAAACCACATGGAAGCGGCACTCAAGAGAGTGATGGCGGCTCAAGAAATGGAGCGTTTGACAGTTCAAATAAGAGAGTGTCTCGTATATAACGCACCTAGTGAGATGGGTGCTTTGTACAGTTCTGTATACGAGATGAAGGACAAGATTGAGGAGGAACAGACTCAGGCTAGGTTGAAAGAGGAATCACTTAAGAGGCAAGAGGTATGGCAACGCAAGGAGGAAGAAAGAAGCTTCCAGCTAAAACTAGCGTACCTAGCAGTGACTACCCTATTCCTCCTCTACCTTTGGCTGTGGTTCGCCCTACTAAGTCGTTGGAGCAAGACATAATGGGATGGGTATTCTGCTGTTTTCTGATAGCGTGCCTACTCCCTTTGGGGGCAATGCTGTACCTCGACATCTTGGAGGCCAAGCATGAGGTCAAGGAACAGGTCGAAAAGGTCGAACGGTTAAGACGGCAAATTGTTGAACAGGAGAGACGCAAAAATGACAAACCATGAAATTAAACTGCTGGCGCTGACTGTTTGTGTTGGTATCCTTTGCGGGTTATTGGCTGGCTGTGAAGATCGTTTTAGGTATCCCTGCCAAGACCCTAAGAATTGGGATACACCAGAATGCAAACCCCCAATCTGTACCGCTACTGGTACTTGTCCCGATCAACTCATCAAACCTGAACAGGAGAAAAAGTAATGGCAACCATTGGATATAAAACCAACAATCGACTGACATCAGACGAGATTGAGGTCAGGGTATGGGCATTCGTTATCGTGGTCTTGGTGTCGATTCTGCTTGGCGCTATGGCTATGTTTCTCTACTCAGTTTCGTTCGTAACTCAGCCCATGTCGGGGATGGCGAAAATCGACTCTGTTTACTTGCAACAAATCAACACCATCATGGTGTTCATTACTGGCGTTCTTGGCGGTGTAGCTGGTCGGACTGCTGTTAAGGCTGTAGCCAACGCTACCGCAAAGGCAGAGGCTGAATCCAATGACAACGATGAGCCACCAAAGCCATGAGTAACATCCTTGGAGGCTTGTTGATTCTGGTCTTGATCTTTGGTGGTGGCTACTGTACTGGTCAGCACTACGAGGCCAAGGCTCAACAAGAAGAAGTAGACCGCCTAAACACACAAGCTAGGGCAAAGGAGGCGGCTTTGGTGGCCGCTGTAACCACCACATCAACTGCATTGAGGGTATCAAATGAAAAGGCCAAATTGGTTACAAAACAGCGTGATCTTGCTATTGACAGTGGTAATCTCAAGTTGCGCCTCAAAGCGTCCTGCCCCATACAAGCCCCCGCAGATTCCACAACTCCCGCAGGAGATAGTGGAGGAGAAGCACGAGCCGACCTTGACCCAGAGGTTGGAAAAACTCTTTTCGCAATAGCGGAGGAGGGTGATCGAGCAATAACCAAGCTGAACGCTTGTATCAATTTGTACAACCAAGCACTTGAATCACAAAAGGAAATCAAATGAACCTGTCCAAAAACTTCACCTTGAATGAACTTACAAAGTCTGAGACTGCAATACGCTTAGACATTGACAATACGCCAAATGATGAGCAGATTGAATCATTGCGGTTGCTTTGCGAAAACATCCTACAGCCAGTGCGTGACCACTTTGGCAAGCCTGTCAAGATTTCATCTGGGTTTAGGTGTCCAGCCGTCAACCAAGCCACTGGAGGCTCGGCAACCTCAGACCATTGCAAAGGCCAAGCCTGCGACTTTGAAATTGATGGTCTTCCAAACCCTGATGTAGCGCAATGGATTATGGATAACCTCGACTACACCCAACTTATCCTAGAGTTCTACACACAAGGACAACCAAATTCGGGCTGGATACACTGTAGCTTTGACCCATCTAATCTTAAAAATCAAGAACTGACAGCCGTTAAGGTTGCGGGGAAGACTCAGTATTTGCAAGGACTACAGGCATAAGAGGACGCTTGCAATAGTGTTTAGGGGTGAGGTGTTCATACAAGATCACCTCACCACACTTCTGGCATAGCCAAGCCGTACCCATTACAACATCAGTCTTGCGGTCACCTCTGACCCCCTTAGTTCTGCCATAAAAGGTGCGGATTTTTACTATCATTTAGAGGCTCTAGCCTTGCTGTAAGTCGTGAAGTTCTCACGCACATTTAGAGTCTCAGTAAGTCTCATTTGCTCTCTACGCTTTGAACCGTTGATTTTGCCATTGTTGATCTGGACAAGCTCCTTGTCCTTAGTCCAGATTGATGCGCCAGAGAAGTCAAATGCGTTTTTTGGTGGGTTCATTTCAGCCCCCGAATGTAAATTGCAAAGCTGTGCAATGTGTCCTTGCCAAACCCTTCCATCTTTAGGATGGCTTGGGCTACTTCTTCAATCACTTGGTCACGATATGGATTGGTTGAGATTGCCGCTTGCACAGCACGTTTACGCCACAGGCTTTGACGTTCAATTTCGTTGAATGCCTCGTCTTCTGGTTCTTCAATCATGACCAAACTCCTGTAGTTCGTTGATTCGTTTGTAGAGCCTGAAGATTCTCTGTTCGTTGTAGTTCACCAAGGCTTGTGAGTACTCCACAGAAGTCTCAGCTTGCATCTTGGCGTGTTGTGCCTCAATGAGTTCCTTGTGAGCCACCTCCAATGGAGTCTTTGCTCTGAGTAAATCTTTGACGTATTTGATTGTTAAGTCTCGCCAGTTCATGCAACCGCCTTTTTAATTTGAGCCTTTGCATCGTCAAGAATCTTCTCAACTGACGCAATGAGTTCTTTGTTTGATTTTTGTGGTATTGGCTTTGGAGTCATCTTCACCCCTAGCACCCTACCCATTTCCATAGTCCGATCATCTTCAATCTTTTGGCAAAGATATTCACGCAACCACTTTGCACCACCAAGTTCTCTCCACTTTGCTTGCTGGCTTAATGTCAACTTCACACCTACGTTAATCATTTCTTCTTTCGTTCAGTTACAAGAATAATTCTTTCAATCTTGCGGTCACTACCGCATCTGTATTGCATTGCACTATTCCTAACCCACTGGTCACAAACTGGGCATTTCACTATCTTTCTTCCCGCTCGTCCCGATTTACCAGATACAACGCAAACCCGATACACACGCAAATTCCCAATATCGAGCCGAAAATCCCTGCTAAGAAGACGTAAAGCACTGTTTCCAACATCTGATTTCTCCTTTTCTTCTGAATCAAAATACATGAGAGCCAAGGCGCAAAGCACTGCAATCATGATGGCATTCCAGACTTTCATTTTGTGGATGCAATGACTTCAAGTTCAAGGTCTTTGATTCTGTCTTTGAGAATCTCGATCTCTTGTTCCATGCTGGTGATCTTCTTTTCTAGCCGCTGGCGGCTTAAAGTCTCAGCCCTTGCCCATCCAATCAGGACAGCTTCATCAGCCACCTTGTTGATAAGTTGGATGATGTCATTGCGGGACATGAAGCCACCAGCAATGTCCTTAGATGGTGCTATACGAGTCACCAACTCTTTAAGTTCTGCTTGCATACTCATACTCTGTTCTCCTGTGGTTGATGCCATGCAACTTGCAAGGCGGTGAAGTTCATAGGCGCAATGGTGACTGTTGACAGGAACAAGCCCTTAGTCTTGATCTTGCGCCCCCAATCGTCTGTTGCCTTGGTATTGGTCAACTCCTTACGCTTGACAGCGTTATAGACTTGATGAGCCTTGAACCCTGCCTCTACGAGTTCTTCCATTGTTCTGGCTTCTTGGCAGAAGTCTTGGAGTTCGGTCATGCTTCTCTCTCTTTCAACATTGCGTCTGCCATTTCATAAGCAAGACCCGCCCAATTGGAATACAAACCGACTTTATTTTGTGTTGCATATCCAGTGATTACCGCTTGCATAGCCTTTGCCGCAAAGTAGTCACGCAATGTCATGCCAAACTCATGCGTATTGGGGTCGTGCATAGGAGGAAATGCTGGTGGGTTGTTCATGAAGACCACCATGCCACAAGCAAAACAGCAAAGCCGATACCGATAGCGGTAGCCGCTAGGACATCAAGAAGTTTCTCATTCATCATCATTCTCCTCATCTTCACAAAGTTCACAGCCATCATGGGCAGGGTCACGGCAATCTGGGTGAGCCGCAATGTTTGACTGGTAGCGGCGGCGGTAAAAGTCCTCCGCTTTCATGTAGTCAAGGTCTGATTCGTCTAGTGGCATGGGGTTTCCTTAGTAATCTTGTCCAGCTTTAGCGGGTTGTGCGCCTAAGAACTCGCCGTTATAGGGTGAGTAGTAAACAAATGGGGTTGCCTTACGTTCGGCAAATTGAGTGACCCACTTTTGTTCTTGATCTGTCATGATGCAAGACAAGTCCATATCAATCCAAAAGCCAACTCCATCACCACTGCAATCAACAATGTGAATGTCGCTAACGCCTAACTGAATGGCTCGGCGTACTGTCTCTAAGACTTCAAGTTTGTTAGTGAATGTGTAACGTGTCATTTTCAATTCTCCTTTAAGGTTGAAAGATGGGGCTTGCGCCCCTTGGGTTTACTTGGTTACTTCAATTAACGATTGACCATGAAATTTGTCAGCAACTTCAGTCATTGTTTTGACAAAATCTTGACCTGCTCTTGCACGATTGCGGTAAGCCCATTCCAAGCTAGTTCTGGCTTCTGACTGTTGTTTCAAGTTGCCTTGCTCAAAAGGTATTGTTTCTTTGTTAAAGCGCAGTTTGATTGTTGTGGGGGTCATTTCGCCAGACTTAACTTTTTCAGCCTTGGCAATCAATTCTGGGATTTCTGCGCTAATGTCAGCAATGATTTTGTCTGTCATGGTGCGGCTTACTTGAATAGGCTGGTAGTTACGACCTGAGCAAACACCAGAAAACCAGCCCTCTTTGACGGTGTAGCCATGCTTGGACATCAAGCCACCTACAACAGCTTGTTGGCGACCACAGCATTGGCAGTTGCCACGAATTTGTTTAGTTGTGTTTGTCATCTGGTATCTCCTGTTTGTGTTGCTGATGGGTGAATCATATCAGAGTTGACTACCTAGTCAAGCCCCACCCATTTAATCCCACACACTCCAGTGGGTTATTAAATCAATTAGCACTTGACTAACCAATCCAAAGTCCTCTAGAATCCAGCCCCATGAACACACAAACCATGCAACTTATTGATTCCATTAGGGAAAAGGCTGAAAAGGCTGGCTTCACCATCACTGATGTGGCTAGGCAAGCTGGTCTTGACCCCTCTCAGGTCAGCCGTTACGCCACTGGAAAGACCATACCACTGGTCAC